TAATCGCAGTACCTGCTTCATCGCCCACGACAACATTATAATTACCACCGCTTGCAATGCTGTTACCTGCGTTGACACCAAAGCGGACGTTAGAGGTTCCTGCGGTTGGGGTGCTGAGTGAGCCGTCAGAGGCTATGCGGAGGCGATAAGCTGAAGCAGTATAATCATAGAAGTCTAACCCACCGGCTGAGTTTGAAGCCATTGTGTAGTTATGGCCGTTAGTTGCTGTGTTGCCCAAGATGATACGACTAGAAGAACCAGAACTTAACTCAATGTTTGAACCATCTCCCGCAGTAGATGAAGACGCATTTACCCGTATGTCGCCACCAACAGTAAGAGTACTCGCCATATCAACAGCACCATCAATGTCCACGACATCAAGGTTAGTTACTCCATCGACATCAATGTTGCCGCTAATGTCGAGGGATGTTGCAGTAACATCTGCAAACGTAGGGCTGTCACCTGTAGCAACACCCTGATTCAACGCCTTGACGGCTACAATAGAAGTCAACTCAGAGTCTAGTAAACCTCCGGCAGTCTGTATTTTTGATGCGGTAGTGACATCTGCGGAGGCTTCTATGCCGTCTAACTTAGTTCCATCTGTAGCAACATCGCGCCCATCAAAGGTGCTGTTAGTAGTTATCGCGCCTGTAAAAGCAGCCCCTGCTAATGCTGCTTTAGTTGCAATACTGTTTGTTACGGTGGTTGCAAAATTAGGGTCATCACCCAAGGAAGCCGCCAGTTCATTTAGCGTATTTAAAGTAGCAGGCGAACTATCGACCAAAGCAGCAACAGCAGTATCTGTGTAGCTTGTGTAGTAAGCACCATGCTGACCGTCTAGCTTGTCTGCATTGAAGTTTGCTAGTACAAAAGTACCGTAAGCTATAATCTCTAAAATCTCATTAACAGCCACACCTGACGCAAGCACTATTGACGTACCGGAACTCGCAGTGAAATCTGTGCCGTTGACTAACTTGATACCTGATAGGTAAACATCTAGGAATCCTGCGTCATAAGCCAATGAATTAGATGATGCATCATTACCACTGAAAGTAGTTTGATTAGCGGTAGCCACAAACTTAAATCGAGCCGCTGTACCGTTGACTGCTGACCCTGCCGATTGCCACCCAGACGATCCATAGACCTTCATTATCTGTGCAGTCGTATCAAAGTACATTGTGCCGATTGCGAGTGTTAAACCATCGTTGTCTTGAGTAGGCGCAGAGGATTTAGCACCTAAGAACCTGTCATCGAAAGCATCATAAGTAGCAGCGGCAGAGGCAGCACTAGAAGCTGCATTTGTCTCACTAGTTGAGGCTGCGGATGCACTATTGACGCTAGTGACTTTCGAGGCTTCACTAGCAGTCGCTGAGTTCGCTGAAGCTGTCGCTGAGTTCGCTGAAGCTGTGGCACTACTAGCACTATTAGTCTCAGCAGTTTCTGCATTTGTCTCAGCAGTTTCCGCAGCAGCTTGGGCTGCAACCGACGCATCTTTAGCAACTACAGAAGAATTTTTAGCAACTACGGATGCATCTTTAGCGACCACACTGGCTGCTCTTGCAGTTTCACTATCGGCTGCTTTAGTTGTAGCTGTAGATGCACTAGCAACACTTGTCACTTTAGAGGCTTCACTGGCAGTAGCACTAGCGGCTGCTTCGGCTGCTTTGGTGGTCGATGTCGCAGTGTTGTTTGATACAGTAGTCTCGCTACTCGCTGCATTTGTAGCAGAAGTAGACGCTGCGTTCTTAGAAACTAAGGCTGCTGCTTGGGCAGTTTCACTTGCCGTTTTTGCTGTCTCAGAAGCAGCTTGTGCGGCAACTGAAGCGACTCTGGATGCTTCGGATGCTGCTGCTGACGCTTGGTTAGCCGCAATGTTAGAGGTCGCAAGTGTTGCGCTCTGTGCTGCTGAAGTAGCCGATATGACAGCAGCAGCGGCACTTGCGGCTGAAGTGTTGACAGAAGATTCTATGGCTGCTTGTTCTGTAGGTGTTGCGCCAGATTGCGCGTAGAAAGAAGTTTTACTAGTCATTTTCAGCCTCTATAGATTGTATGCAGGACGTATAGATTGGAGAGTACCGCTAGTCTCTTCATCATTAGCTTGCTCTTGTATTTCTGTCATGAAACCTAAGTATTTATCAGTAAATACTGGGGATCGCTCGTCAAGGTAATAGTCAGCCGCATACGTTAGTGCGCTGTAGATAATTAAATCTGAGGCCGTTGCCGCAAGAATGCTTTCGTCAGCATCGGCAACCATTGGGGTGAAAGTCGCATAGTAATTTAAAGTTATCTCACCGGAGGCAGGGTGTGGGTAAACCAAGAGTGCGCCCTGCTCTCTAGCGAAATACGCAGGAGTACCAACTTCATTGCCTTGTTTTATAGCGGCCATCTCTGCCATTGGTAAGCGCGTCAACGCAGTGTGGTCATAGTACAGATCTATGGCTTCTAAGAAGTCAGAAGGTAAATTGATACGAGTTGTTTCGCTGAAGAACCCATAGTTAATCTTCTTCTCCATCGATGGGACTCTAAGGCTTCTTTGTATTCTAGTAATCCCTTGCTCTATAAATGTGTTAGCCAAGGAATCGGTTATGTCTGAGCGATTAAGTAAGGCTTTAAAGTGAGTCCGTATCGATCCATAGTTCATAATTGTTTATACCTGTTTTTTCGTGGTTATAAAGGCATTGAGGTCTTGTTGCTTAAGGCGCATTAAGATGGCCTTTGGTGTCTCATTCATCATGTCGAATCCTTCGCGTAGCCACTGCTCATGTACCTGTACTGGTACTGAGGCAACTCGCATAAACTCACCTTCCTTTTGGTTAAGAGAGTTCTCTCGTTGGTATCGGATATCGTCTATAAATGACTGAGGTATGTGCTGTGAATGTTGGATCGTAAAGTTATTCTCATCGTTATCCATCAGCACTCTATTTTGTATATCGTGGAATTTAGTATCTTTTTCAATATTTGACATTAGCTGCTCCTTAAAAAATAAAAAGGGGGTGAAGCCAAAGATAAGTTAAGGAGAGCAAAACCCTTATCTCTAGCAACACCCCCTAGTTTCTAACTAGGACTTATAGAAGCCCTATTGGACTCAAGAAAGTCCAGTGATCATGCCGCTATCTGCAAACTGAGAATGCTTTACAGATACTTCACCTACGACCATGTGCTTATCACTATCACCTGTCTTGGCTAATAGAGTACGAGTAAACGGACGTAGTACAGCTTGCTTAAACATGGATGGATCGATGAGGTAAGCGTTGGTTGCTAGACACTCACGATTTAGAACTACTCGATACGTACCGAATGAAGTTACTAGTACGTCGATTGCGTTCACCAAAGTCTTATTATCAGCTAAGTCACGCTGACGGTTAGAACTAGAGGCGAATCCTGCAATGATAGTAGAATCAGCAGGCTTGATCATTAGTACTGAAGGATCAGAACCGTTGGTGTAGCAAGTCTGACCTAACTCTAGCAATTTGGCTTCGGTAAGGGCATCAGTAGCATTAGAGCCTGCATCTACTGTAGTAGAGATTTGCTGATCAATAGAGGCCATCTTACGAGCCGCTGAAGCTGTACCAACTACTGCTGCTTGTGAGACACCGACCATAGACTTCTCTACGTCGAGCTTAACTTGCTTAAGTACCTTAGCTAAATTGTACGCAGTAGATTTGGCACGCCCGTGGGTTTTCACAGCATCAGAAGTAGCAGATACTTGAAAAGACTCACCGATGATCTGAGTGGTGTTAGAGCGAGTAGTAGGCTGACCAACTGCTGTCATGGAGCTATCTGCCCCTTCCACCAAAGCTGTAGCAGCAGAAGCGCGTAAGCTATCTTCTAACCACTCAAAAGTACGTGAGTGTACCTTTTCGCTTTTGATCATAGATTGAAATGGGGTAGCCGATGGGCTAATGTTTGCAATAGTTGAAGACACATCTTCAGCGACTCCGACCATTGCGTAGGTGACTAATGTAGTCATAAGGTTTATTCCTTGTAGAAAGATTATTTAAAAGGGGGTTATCCAACATCCCAGTTAGCCATCAATGCATCTGCAATGTCATCAATGTCATTACCTCCACTTGGGCTATTCCGTAGGCGATCTTGCGCTGCCCTCTGCTTGCTGACTCTTTGATCAGTTTTAGTAGGCGGTGCTTTCTTGCTTCGGAGTATCTTGGTGGGTGCTTTAGCTTTCTTCGTTTTGGCTACTTGCTTAGACTTGTCAAACATCATTGCCTTGTGTAAAAGCATAATCACATTAGGATCGGTGTATGTATTGACAGCTTCAGCAGGCAAGCCGCTACTTATGGCGTGTTCTCGAATGTCATTGTATAAATCAGTATTCCATTCGGGTAACTTTTCTTTGAGAACTTCAATGCAGGCTTTAGCACTTTCTTGCTGTTGTACGGCTTGTTTCTGCTGTAGTTCACCATAGAAACCATTAGCTTCTTCTTGAAGAAACTTAAGATCGCTTTCTGCCGCTTTTGCTTCAGCACGTAAAGCCGCAAAGTCATCGGGGTTCATTTGCCGCGAGGCAACTAACATATCGACTTCTTCGTATGGCTTATAGCGGTCTTGAGCGCGAGTCAGCATAGCTTGTAATGACGCATCTGCGCGTTGCAGTGCTTCAGTAGCTTCTTTTCTCTGGTTTGCTGTTTCTTGAGACTTTCTAGTGAGGGATGCTTCTTGGCCGTAGAGCCGCTTGAGTTCCTTCAAAGATGCCTGCTTGGTTTCTCCGTCAACTGTGAGTTCGACAATAGTGTCATCGGATAGATTAACTTCTTCTACCTCCTCCTCAGTCTCCTCAGATTCCTCATCTACAGGGTCTTCGCCAGATTCAACGTCTTCTTCGGTTTCTTCATCATCCTCAATTTCACCAGAGTCTTCTACTTGAGTCTCGTCAGTAGTTTCCTCTGTTGCCTCTAGATTACCTTCTATAGATGGCTGATCTTCTTCAGCGTCTTTCCAGTTGTCTAAAATGGCATCTGCCGCCCCATCTAAATCAAGGGCGGTAGTACCTGAGTCAAAAGTGTCTTGCACGTTATCGTTAGACATAGTGCTTACTCCTCTTCAGTTGTTACTTCAGTTTCTGAATTTTTAGCATTGATCTGGTCACGCACTTCTACTTGTTGACGTAGAGTGTTGACGATATCGACTAATGCTCTGTAGTGAGCGTGTGCTTCAGTACGCTTAGATTCTTCATCGTGCGCTGAACCTAAGAACGCCTGAACAGTTACGTCCACCATAGTGTTCATAGTTTTGTTAAAAGCCTCTGTTGCTAATAAGGCTTCTGCGTCTGTTCCTAGTGCTACTAGTTGCTCTTCGTTCATAACTTATGCTCTCCTTAAGGGCATGGGGTTGGTGAATGGGTTATCCATTCGGGCTTGCGATAGCCGTGATCTCATCTGCTTGTTGTGCAAGCACAAGTTCTGCGGTATCTATTACTTTCTTATGGTTAAGTTGAGCTTCTTTGAGATCAACATTGTCAGACTGAATAGCAAAGTTGTTCTCTGCTTTCATCTTCTCTAGCTCCAACTTCATCTGAGCATTCTGTATATCCATCTTGGCTTTCATCTCGCCTAACGCAGTTTGGCGCTCTTGTACTTCTAGCTGTTTCTTCATCATCTCCAACTGAAGCTCTTGAGCAGGATCAGGTTGCTCTGGAGGTAGTTGATCTGGGCTAGTCAAGTACTCAGCAACATTCTTAATACCAGATAGCTCCATTACTTTGGAGATCAACTGAAATTGATTCTGAGGTGTGTACATCTTTTGTAGTGCAGGGTCAGCTTGGAAAGTTTGGTGCATACCAATGTACTTCTGAGCTTCACGATCTTGCTCACCATAGCCTAGAGAAAGCTCTACAGTTACATCACGCTTGTCAGCCCAATCACTTGGGTTTATCTCAATGTACTCACCACCAATTTCTACGATCTTCTCTTGGCTTTCGTTTTCAATACATAGCTGATAGACAGCTTGGTATAAAGGCTTCAAGAATTGAGTCGCAAAGTTACGCGCAATGATCTTCTGACGCTGTTGGGACATGGTAGCTAACTGCTCAACCATCGCAGCCGAATTCTGCTTGGAGATAGCATCTTTGTTTAAGCCTTGGCTTAGACTGCTGATTCCACTTGTCTCTTCTTTGTCTTCTTGGAGTGTCGCTAGAAGTTGGAAAGTAAAGGGATTCAAAGGTGCTTGCATCATCGGAGCAATAGCATCAGGACGAGTCACGTTGACTAGCCCACCTACTCTATTGTCGATTAGCTCTTTGGGATTACTTAGACCACCTTTGAGTACGGTGTATCTAGGGTTATTAGTAACCATCGCGTGATCTAGGATAGACCTAGTAAGTACTGTCCTTGCGTTCTGGGTAGCTACTAGCTTGTCAGCAAAGTTGTTACCGTAAAAGGCGTGAGGGATCGGCAGTGGAACAAATGTAATAAATGGTTTTCTATTAACCTTCTCTTTATCGAGAAGCACGTTACCGGCTTTTATTATCTTATAGAGTTCTGCAACTCCCGATCCCTCACAATCCATTTCCATGTAGACTTCATAAACCATTACTTCTCTTACTTGGTCTTGGTAGCCGTGGGCATTAAAGCCCCTGTCGTTACTGATAGAATCATGGCGCGACAGCACTTCTAAGTCTGTTCCCATAGTGACATCACTATGATCACCGATCTTATTTATTAGTTTCTCTGAGTAGCCATCTAGGCGTAGTTCAGAGAGAGTCTTCTTTGTCCTATGGGCGCAGAACAAGGCGCTCTCAACAGACTTAGGCTGTGACTCAATTAAGAACTCTTCAGGAGCAATGTTCTCAATGATTACTTGGCTTGTGTCTCTAGTAACTAGAATTTCACCGGAAAGTAGACCTAACTCATCTTCTTCATACTCTCCAAGCTCTACATCGTCTTGAGACAAGATCACATCTAACTCATTCTCAGTGACGTTCTCAAAGAACTCTGAAGTAGTCTCAGTCTGCTCTTGCCAAAATACCTTTGCAATTCCTGCTCTAGCCATTAGGCCATCGTGGATCACTGAAGACATAATGGAGTACAAATCGTTCTGCCTGTGGGCTACATAATCAGTGTACTCAGAACATATAGCCGCCATCTTTACGTCTTCTTCACCTTGGGGTGAAAAATGGACAATCTTATTACCGCTAGAGAATGTCTCAAGTAAAGCCGCAGTCATACTGGATACACCATCGTAGACATCTAGAGATACATATTTAGAGTTACCATCGTGGATAGGTTTAGGCTTTGCGCCAGTGTAATACTCCATTACATTGGATCGCTCACGGCTGAGTTCGCTATCGTGGTATCCGACA